AGTAGTGTGCTCCACCTAAAACTTAAAATATCATTTATGAGACTATATTAAATTAAGCCAGCTTTTTTCTGTCCCCAACCACCCACCCTAATAGCTGTTATTTTGCGGGTTGAACCAACCCTTTTTTAGCCAAATTTTATTTTTAAAATTTTTTACCTGATTGAAATTGTTTCCCTCTCTCCCTTACATGTTGATTCCAAATTTAGCAAGGAAGTCTCTAGCTGCAGCACTAACATTAGTTTTCTTCCAACCCAAGCCAGAGACCACTGTTAAGGCTGATTGTACTTCTGCCAATTTGCTGATGGTCCAGGTTGATGCTTCTAAGCCCATGTATCTTTGTCTCATTGTTTTTTCAAGGTATTTCGGTTCCATCTCTTTGCGTTGGACTTTGTAGATTCCAATTGCCAATGGGTAGAATCTAAAAGTCCCCAAGAACATCTCAGAACCAGGGAAGAAAGATAAGTAAACTTCTTCACCATCATCCCAAGTTATTCCGTTTTTTTCTGCCAATGGGTTAATAATTTTTGATTTGATAATTTGTTTTTCTGGTTCACTGACTTTTAGCATCTTCTCAAGTAGGTACCTGGCAAGGTATCCACTGAGGCGGTGGAGGGTAAGACCATCGTCAGGAATTGGGTTGTTCCGGTTGCCAGGAAAATTCGTATTATATACAGCAATCTTCCAGCCCCCAAGGTTAAGTGTAACCTCCCATTCACTTCTTTTTGCGAGACTAGTTTTAATCTCGCGTCCTTTAATGTAGAAGATTCGTATGTGGTCGTAGTTAAGCCCATTGGTGTGGATACGCTTAAAGTTAGCGTATGCGACCTCTGGGTCAAAAGTACTGCTGGTGTTAGCAGTGACATCATGAAACTCTAATTCAATCATTAAAGAGTTCAAGATGATTTTCTATTGGAATAGATGTGATAATAATTCTCAGCAATAGCAAGTTTGTAGTGTGGAGTACACTACT